AATGATATCAAACCACTGGTTATATTTTTTATCATATAAACCTCCTTAGTTCTCGTTTAGTCTTCCACGGTTTACATTCATACCAAGTTTCAGTCGCCTCATTCATAGGTCCCTCATACTCAACATTAACTTTTCGTGAAATTTTAATTATGCCTTTTACAAAAAGACTTAGTGCGGCTTCGTATTCCTTACACTCTTTATTGGCAACACCTATTTTTCTTTTAGGTGTTTTATGTAGTGCTCTTCGATTATCTAATATATTGCGAATAAGTTTCTTCTCCGCTCTATTCAATGTAGTATTCATAATATATTATGCTGTGCGACCTAGTTCTAGTCCCATTTTAGCAAATTTATTTTTCCATCTGTAAAATTTTTTATTGTGATTACCATTATCGTTCTGTACGGTGACTTGATACTGGTGTACCATTTCGTGTGCTAAAACATTTATAAAATGTTGCATATTGTGGTATCGTGTGGTAAGTGATATTTCAGAAAAATCTGGATTATCTGTATCATAACAATACTCGCCAAGAGCGCCTCTTAACTTTCTTATTCTGATGTTTGGCATTTCTAGTTTGCCACTAAATATAGAGTGATTTAATATATTGAACATCATAACTGTATTCTTCTTAGTTGGTTTATAAGATTTCTTATAGTCAACTTTCTTTAATACCGTTGCTAACTTTTTATATCGTGCCATTCATACCCACCTTTCTATGATTCTCTATAACTATTTATAGTATATCATAAAAGGGTGGGCGAGTCAAGCATTAATTTCGTTGAAAAACTGCGAATTATACTGGATAAGACGGTTGTTTTTGCATAAAATTATCGTCCCAATGAAAGGCATCCTTCACTAGATTCGCTGTAAGTCCTTTATAGACCTTATTCAGTCTCTTATTAACTACATCCGTTAGAAATTTCGCCTCTTCGGCACATAATCCTTCAAGTACTTGAATAAACATTATCTCTCTTTTGTTTTGAGTAATTGTTGTATCTCCGCCCTTGACAAATCTAAATAAAGTTCTTGCCTCTTGCATAAGAGCAGTATGCTCTGTACCAATTGGTGCGTCATTTGGTGTATAAGGAACATCACCTTTAGGTAAGTCCCATTCGATATGAGGTGAGAATGCTCCCTTTAAAACTTGTCTTAAAGGTTGACTATCATTCTCTCTTAATACTCTTAGTTTCTTTGATTTATCTTTGGCATTATTTACTTTTAGACAAATCTCACTTAATAAGGTAACCTGACCTGTGTCAGTTTCCAGTTTATTTTTCATTATTTTTTTGGTTGTTTCATTAGGTAACCGAGAGGCACCTAGTATATCATCTGTGCTTTGCATTTTTTATCTCCTTAACAGATTAAACTTTTGTTTAAGTTTTAAGTTTTCAATAGTATTATTTATAATAATACATCATTCAGGTTCAAATATTATATCTATTTGATCCTCGTCAACTTTATTCAAGATATCTCTATAATTTAAGTGTGTAACCTTTTCACCATTTTTTGTTGTTTGTACTTTACACACTTTGGCGATTATATCTTGAACAGGATGGTGAATATCTAATTCTCTATGTAGTGTTGATTTAATAACCTCTATCAAAAATGCTAAATCGGCAATAAATTCTGCCGATTGCATATTGCTTATTTGATCTTGTAATACAGTTAAAATATCTATTGCCAAACCTTCGGCAACATTATCAGCAAGTCTCTTATTACTTAGAAGAACCATTTTCTTTTCTTCTTCAGCTGACATTACAGGTTTTGCTTGAAAATTCTTTGTAGGAAATTTAATTATATCTGCCACTATCTTCTCTTCTTATCTAATTCTTTTTGAATCCACGCTTTTGCTTGCCAACTTGTTGGTTTTCTATGTATCAAACCTCTAACTGCTTTGAATATTTGTGCGTTTGTTTCATTATCATTATCTCTATTATTGGTCACTCTTACAAAATTAGAATTACCAAATAATCTTTTAAATCTATTTTCATTTGCCTGTACACCGTTCCAGTTTTTGATTACAACTGGTTCTGATACTTTTCTTTCTCTTACTCTATTTCTTCCTAAGGCAACATCTAGAGTCGTATCAACAAATACCATATAACAATCATAACCAACTCTTTTTGCATCCGCAACTTCTCTAGCGAGTCTATCATAATCTCTTCCTGTGCCATCTACAACTATACCGAGTCTATTTTCTAAATGTTTCTTGAGTAAACTACCAGTTTGTGCCTTTGCTTTATTTCTAACAACATCAAGAGCACTACCTTCTACATTTCTTAAATCTAGAGATTGTCCTGCCTTTTTTAAAGTGTTAGTTAAGAAAGAGTCGCTGTTCACCATCTTCATACCTGTACCATTAAACAAAGTTCTTGATACATAAGATTTACCAGACCCAGGGCCGCCTGCAAGGAAGAATGCCTTGAAGATATGTGGGTCATAAACACCCTCGTTAAGAAATTGATTGAAACTAACAAGGTCACTATAACTGTTAAATATTTCTTTAAACTTCTCTGTACTAAGTTTGTTATCTAGCATAGTACTATTTATAACATTCAATAGCGAGAATATCGCCTACAACCCATCCCATTTGTAAGAATTTTCTGATTGCACCATCAGTACTGAATGCTCTGATTGCCACAGGTTCCCCATACTCAACAACGAATTTAAAGTCTCTTTGAAATATACTCATACGAGGTCACCTTTAAAGTTAATCTTGCCTTCATTCATAAAATGTTCTTTAAGTTCGTTAAATCCTCCTATGAGAACATCATCAATCATAATTTGAGGAACAGTTCTAACAGGTTTACCTACCTGTTTGTGAAACTCCTCTATGCCGATTTTCTCAACTTGTATTGTTTCGTATTCTAAACCAAGAGACTCTAATAGTTTCTTAGCAGAATTACAATAGGAACATACTGGTTGTGTATATACTTTAATCATATAATACCTCCAATTATATTTATTGTTTCAGTACCTATCCCTGGGTAATAATATAATAATACTGCCCCTAGAATAAATCCCATTATAAATTTTATCATTTTTTTCTCCTTGTTAATTAATACCTTCTAGAATTGCTATAAAAGCAACTAACATAAACATTTCTGCCACACCGGCAATCATTCTATCTGAAGCATTATTGTCAGGATCAAATGGTGCGTTACCTAGCAATTCAGTTTCATTACATATTTTAGTTTCTTTTCTAGAAATCTCTTTGCCGTTCTCAACTTCGGATGTGATAATAGTTTTACAATCACCATACATTTCATTAGAGTATGCTGTTGTCATTATTAATACAGTAATTAATATTAATGACATAGACATAAAATATTTAAACCAATTATTCATCTTCCTATGTCCTTTATGTTTGATTTACTAATCACTTGATAAGCACCTTTATTATAAGCAGGTGCAACTGTAAAATTCTTACTCTCTTCTAGTTTCCAGTTATCAACTGGTTTAGTACCTTTACCACTCATTGTGGTCTGGCGGACCGTACGAGGTTCGAACTCGTGGTCTCCTGATCGACAGTCAGGCGTGATAACCGCTTCACTAACGGTCCGTATTTCTTCACCTATTCGGTATCTCTTCAAAAACTTTTCGTGTTCTTTTAGAGAAGCGACCCTCTCTTCAGTAAGAGGTATCGCCTTTCTTTTAGACTTTTGATATGTGTAAATTATACTACCCATTATCTCTTTAGTACATAACCATTCCGGCAGAACTATTTGCTTTTCGTTTTCGCATTTCTTCAATTCTTTCTGCCTCTTCTCTAGCAGTTATGCCGATTAAGTCTTTGGCATATTTTACTGGATTCTTTTGAGACCAGACTGTAATTAAATTATCAATATTTTTAACTGATATTTTATTACCTCTAAATTCTTGAGGATGTGATATTCTAAATGCTTTTAATTCAGTCAACCATTTGACCTTTGCTTTTTTGGTCTTTTGTTGTGCAAATTCAGCATATAAGTTTTCTTTTGTTGAGTATATTCCCATAATTATTTCTTCTTTCTTTTGGTTTTATTTTCTTTAGTATAACACGGATTGATATGAATGTCAAGCATACAAATTGTCTTGCTGTGCCTCAAATTCATCTACCATCTTTTGGTATTTTGCGATTAATTCTCTAGTTTTGTATTTGGCAAAAATAGTTTGAGGATGTATTGGTGTTTCCTCATCTTCTAATGCCCTATTGACTATTGTTAAATCATTTATTATTTCTAATATATCGTTCACTTACTTCTCCTTTGTTGTTTGTCGTTTAGTCTATTCAAAGATGTCTTGTCAGCCCGAAGGTTTACCAAGCGTGTGTCTTTATATAATAGACTACCCAAGTTCAGTCTCCGATGGCATAGATTTCTTGTCAACTTGGGTGACCTTACTCTCGGTGTTTACGCCATTTACATTTGCTATGGTTCTTGCATAAGCATTATCTAATCCTTTCTTAATTAAATCTAAACTATCTTCATTTGCTTGATATCTAATCCCGATACCACCTCTTGCAACCCACTTCTCAAGGTTCTTAGGTCTATCGTCAATCAGTATGTTTGGTATGCCGGTCTTTTTGTCAACGGCATACGATTCTTTTCTTTTGGTTACGATTATGTCATTCGGTTTGAAATCGTGTTTCTCTAACCACTTTGTTTTGTATTTTCTAGAGTTTTCCATATCGTCTCTAAGCGGTGAAGTATTGATATAATAATCACCGCCTGTATAAGACTTCACTAAATCGATCAACTTTTTAGCATAAGGAAAAACTGGTAATGTCTCGAAGAAGTTAGTACCTCTTAAATCTTTAATTGAAGTATCAAGTGTTATTTCACCTTGATCTTTCCAATGGTTTACTTTTCTGAATTCTGCAAGAGCAGAAAAGAAGTCAGCAATCACGCCGTCCATGTCTACATATATTTTACTTTGCATAGTTATATTCTCCCAACTATCACGATTTCCGTAATAGATAATATTGTCAATATCAAAAAACTTATCATTAGAGTTCACCGAATTCCTCTTTGAACATTTGATAATAAGCAACTGCTGTGCAATATGCGAAAAAGGCAGTTAGTGATAATGTTGTGTATAATAAGATTGTCATATCTATCTCTCGTTCATAATTGATTCTTCGATAGTATCGAATTTAATATCAAATTTAATAATATTGTTTTTAGTCATATTTTTTAGTTCATCTAAAAAGACTAGTTTTTCAGACGAGGTTTTAAGCGTCTTGAATTTGTTATATATTTCTTGTATTTTCATAGTTTTTCTTTCTTTTTTCGTTCTCATATGTCTTTATTATATACTATTCCACACCTTAATCAAGCATTATTTTCAAAAAAAGGGAGTTTATCCCCTTGATTTCATTAGATTTTTTATTTTTTTTGAAAGTGTTGCATAAAAGACACACTAAAAAGTGCGTTTTTTGACTATTTTAGGACAGATTCTTGTCTAAATTTGCATATAAAATACGAATCAGCGATGTCTGAGCAAGGTGAATTATACCCCGAATCGAGTTCAGATAGTAGATCGAAACCTGTGGTATCTTTGAAAGCGTCAACCATCTTCTCTTTATTGGCATTACCTTTACCAGTAGCATATTTCTTGATACTAGACGGTGCTATGAGGTTAAAAGGTATCTTTAATTTGTAGAATTTGTACTTGAGCATGCCCATATTCTCGGCAATATGAAAGGTCTTACCTTTACTGGCAAATGAGTAATCTTCTAGATTGATTATTGGGTAGTTTATCTTGGCAATAGATTTAGGATAGTAAGATTGTATGGTCTCTATTACCCAATCAGCAATATTTTCATATCGTTCTTGAGCAGATAGATATCCTTTATGTAAAGTACCTGTTATATTTGGTCTGAATGTGCCTTCGTATTTCTTTCTATCAGTTAGATAGTAAAAATCTTCAGCGTTTTCTGTTTCAACACAGATAGCGGGACAAGATAATGAATAGTCAATACCAACTGATTTAATCATCTGTATCGTGAAAAGAAATATCACTTAGATATTCCTCGTCTGATTCTTCTCGCTCCCAACCACAAAACGGACAATAGACAGGAAGATAATGTTCCTTGTCCATGTCGTGTTTTAGTTCGTACTCTGCCGAACAGTTATCGCATTTAAGCATTTGCGGCAGCATCGGTTACCGTAGTGATATCTACAATCTCACAAGCGCCGGCAACACAAGCAAGTTCTTGACTACCTGTTGTGTTATCTTCACTTTCATATTGTTGCAACTCTTCAAAGTTAACAGTCTTAGGCATTAACTTTTTAAGTTCATCAAATTTATCTTTATCAATGTCTTGATATGGTGCTTGTTGATATGTATGGTCAGAATGTGGTAAGAAACTCACACCAGATACTTCGTCAAAATGTTTGTACACCCACGCACCAACTTCCATCCATTCTGAATCTCTTACTGATACAGTACAAGATGGTTTATGTTCACACCAGTATCTTTGATACTTCAACCAAGTTTCTAACTGCTCAATGGCATTGTATTCGTTTCTAGTAACCGCACCTTTAGGTGAAGCAGTGGGGAATGAGAATACACTAACTGAAGTAGGATTCATCATATCAGGTTCACTCGGTATGCCTTGGTCTTTCATCATTTCTGTTAGAGGATCTTTGTTATCACCTCGTACAGTTCTTACATAATATTCAGAATGTCTTGTATGAATACCTGAAGCACTATCAACTAACTGACTGACTGTACCTGAAGGTTTGATACAAGTAGTAGCAGCAGATTGAGGTATTTTAAGTTTCTTAGCAAGGTCTTTATTGGTTACAACTGAAACTTCTCTCATTGATCTTAACAGTTCTTCGTCTGCCTTGATAGTAAGTTTGTTATCCATAATACCTGTAAGTGATACACCGAGTAATCTCTCTTCTTCAGTATTCTGTCTCCATATCTTTCTTAGATATTTAATATCAATTAATGTAGATTGATAGGTACCTAATGTAGCAGCAATTCTAACTTTTCTTTTCAGATCATCTTCACCATCTGTGGCACGAATAACAACTTCAGTTAGATTACAGAATTGATATGGTCTTAATATAATTTCTGAACAAGGATTAGTACCGAAATCGTGTTCAGGATCTCTACGACCATTTTCAGCAACTTTCTTCTTCGCCGCTTCACGATTAAAGATACCTCTCTCGCCTGATTTAGAATCGAATAATGCTTTCCATTCGTGCATAAACAATCCGATATCAGGTGTTCTCGTATAACAAGCAGAGTTATTTGCTAATGCTCTTTGTGGATTATTCTGCCACCAGTTTCCCATTTTTGCTTTACGAACACCGTCATCTTGAATATTACTTAGTGAGATTAATGCTGATCTACGAACCCCACCAACCACAACTACTTCACCGATCTTACACACTATATCGTGTGCTTCTAAACAATCTAATCTTCTACCTACAGCATTTTTAAATGTGTTGATTGTGAAGTCAAATAGATTAACTAATGGTTGAGGACCAGAAGCACGACCACCAAATGTTTTAAGTCTTGCACCTGCAGGTCTTACTTTAGATACATCAATCTTAGGTATCTGACCAGAGTACAACATAGCAATTAATTCTTTGTAAGATTTTGCCCATCCTGATTTACTATCTTCTACTACAATTACTGTATCAGTTTGTTCGATACTTTCGGCGATTGTAGGAAGTTTCTCTACACCTTTTCGTTCTACTGAAAATCCTACACCAGTACCACATAGTAGTATGTACATCACTTCGTCAAAGGATCTTGTACTATCAATCGGAATATAACTACAATTATAACCAGCAGTATGATCTCGGTCTAAGGCAGGTCCTGCCGTCATCAATGCTCTCATAGAAGGCATTACGCCTAGATTTAATACTTCGTTCTCTAACTCTTCTCTATTTGGGATTTTGTAATTATGTTTGTCTTTAAGGTGTTTCTCCATAAAGTCAAAGTATCTGCTAACAGTTTCAGACCAACTTTCTCTTCTCTTTTCACCGTCTAGAAATCTGGCGTATCTTGATTTGTGTATATATTGTTGGTAGCTCGTAGGCAGAGTATTTGACATAGAGTTATATCCTTTTCCATTTGTTGATTGATTGTAGGGCAGCGAGTCCGTTTTGCCTGTTATTATATATAAGTTTCGAAACATCGCCAAGTTCGTTTTTGTGTATAACCATGTCATTAATATCTTTATATTTCAACGATTCAGGAAATATTACAACTTTATAATTTTTGTGTACGGCGTCTATCATTCGATTAACGATTTGCTCATTACGAGGTTCGTTATCAAATATCATTGTGCATTGGTCAGAAGGTATTTTAAGTGAAACATCAGCACCTGCCATAGCAATACAGTTATCTAGAAATAAACTATCAATAGGACCTTCAACAATGTTAACAGGTTTATTTAAATCAAGTCTATCTAGACCGTAAATCTTCTCTTTACCCTCATCTAGTTTAATAGTTATATACTTAGGTTGCTCTTGACCGAAAGCACGACCTTGAAATGCGAAAAATTTACCACTTCTATCATAGAAAGGTATAATAACTCTAGGGTGGTCATTCTTAGTAGGTAGTTTGTTAGGTATAATACTATTAACCCACTTGTAAAACTTAGGGCAAAAGAAAAACTTATCTAAATGTTCTTCAGGTATCTTTCTTCTAGTGATGAATTCATATGCTGGGTGACTCTTATCAAGTCTATCATAAC